GGGGCGCACCCGGATCTCGGCCGGCATGGTGAGTTCGCCGATGCGCTCCAGGGCCTCATCGGTCTTGGCCGGCGCGTTGCGCCCGCCGAGCCGCCCCCACAGCTTCACGGCGAAGCCGCGCGCCCGCTCGTTCTCAAACGGCGCCCAGGCGCGATGCGTGGCGACACCGCAGTGGAACTCGATGCAGAGGCTATCGGGCGCCCCGGGCTTCCTGTGCCGCCGGAACGACCAATCCCGCACCGTAAGCCACGGCGGCTCGCCGCCCGAGAGGATGTCGATGGACGCCTCGGCCTTGGCCTCGTGCGTGCCGATCTCGCGGGCCGGAAACTCGTGGCCGCAGACCTCGCACGTCAGCGCGCCGGCCGGAACGTAGCTCTCGCACGACGGGCATTCCTTGACGGGCGCCGGGCCGCCGGACTTGGCGCGATCCTTGACCACGATGGCGTCGATCGGCCCGTGAGTCTTCAGCAGCCTGCCGAAGTCGAGGATAAGAGCGTTGTCCTTGCCCGGCGCGTTGCGCAGCGCCCTGCCGACCATCTGGATATAAAGGCCTGCGGATTGCGTCGGGCGAAGAAGCGCGATCATGTCCACCTGGGGCACGTTGAACCCGGTGGTGAGCACGCCGACGCTGGTCAAGCACCGGATGCGGCCGGCACGGTAATCCGCGATGATGCGGTCGCGCTCGCCGGACGGCGTTTCACCCGTCACCACGGCGCAGGAGTAGCCCGCAGCGCGGATGGCTTCGGCGACGTGCTGTGCGTGCTCGACGCCGGCACAGAACGCCAGCCAGGCACGCCGCTCCTGCCCGTGCTGGACCATCTCGGCCACCGCAGCGCGCGTGGTCGCCTCGATGTCCACTGCTGCCGCGAGCGCGCCGGGGACAAAGTCACCACCGCGCTTCGGAACGCCCGTCGTGTCGAGTGCGGTGTGCGTCGCCCGGCTGATCAGCTTGCACAGGTAGCCGTCGCGGATCAGGTCGCCGACATGGGCATCGTAGACGACGCGCTCGAACATGGCGCCGTCGCCCTTGTCGAGCCGCCCGCTGTCGAGCCTGAACGGGGTAGCCGTCAGCCCGACCACCCGCATGTCCGGCGTCGCGCCGCGCAGATCGGACAGGAACCGCCCGTAGCCGGTATCGGCCGACCGCGGGATCAGGTGGCACTCGTCCACGATGACGAGATCGAACGGCCCGATATGTCGCGCCTTGTTGTGGACGCTCTGGATGCCGCAGAACAAGATACGCGATCGGGTGTCGCGCCGCCCCAAGCCGGCGGAGTAGATGCCGACCGGAGCGCCTGGCCAGTAGCCCAGCAGCTCCTTGGCGTTCTGCGCAATCAGCTCCTTGGTGCTCGTCACCATGGCGATGCGCAGATTGGGCCACTGCGTCAGGGTCTCACGTACGAGGGCCGCGATTACCAAGGCCTTGCCGGCGCCCGTGGGGAGCACGATGAGGCCGTTGCCGCCACCGCCTTCCCAATGGCCGTAGAGGGCGTCGAGACTGTCGCGCTGATAGGGGCGGAGGTTCAGCATGATCGACTGACCCCCGCAAGAAACTGAGCCATAGGCGCCTTATCTGCGACGCCTTCGACGAGCTGCACCGAGATGCCCTCAAGCAGCTCGTCCGGTTCTCTGCCATTTCCGATGGTCGCTATGGCGATGGCTAGCGCCAACCCATCGACGAGGCTGCCGATGAGCGTAGCCATCCGCTCAGGATCGCGACGCCCCCTTGCCGTTTCGACGGAAAGCAGAACAGCGAGCTTATCTTGAAAATCGCTCATGCTGCCACCTCCCGCGTGCCATCGACCCACACCGCGCCGTCCGGCATGCGGTAGGTCACACTCCGCGCGACCGGGTCGGCATCGATCTGCTCGCCCGGCACGATGGCTGGCACGAAGCGGTGATCCGGGCACCCGGCCTGCTGCTCGCCGTAGCTCAGCGTCTTGCCGCGCAGTCGGCACGTCCAACGCGGGCCGTCGTGGCACTCGGCTTCGAGGCACGTCCGGCAGTTCGTGCGCGGGAACGCGCCCTCGTGGCAGATGGAGCGCGCCGGGCAAAAGCCGCAGGTGAAGGCAGCCTTGCTGGACGGATCCTCATGGAGGCGAACCGGAGGCCGCTCCGCATCCACGATCCGCTCAATGCGAGCCACGAGCGCCAGGCAAAACACCGGGTCGTAGTCCACCCGCTCGGCGTGGATCTCGTCGGTGTTCTTGTTGGCGAGCATGTAGAGGCCGCGCCGCACGCCCGTGGCGTGGAGGTAGAGTTGCAACTGCGCGTAGTGCTCGGGCTTGGTCTCCCGGATCGGGCCCTTCACGATCGTCTTGTACGACCGGTCGTTGGCGCTCTTGCACTCCGCAATGTGCTCGGCAGCCGGCGCCTCCGGCAGGCCAGTGAGCCGGCCGTCCATCTTGCCGCGCAGATGGCCGCCGGCTAGCTCAACGCGAAACTGCTGCCCGGTGGTCTCATCGACCTCGACGACATCGCAGCCGATGGACCGCAGATCGTCGAGCAACCGGCGCTCGTAGATCTCGCCGGATTTGAAGGTGCGCTGGCGCTTGCCGGTCGGGGCTTCCTGCTCTGCCGACCACCGGAACGCGTACCAGATGGCCCGGTCGCACGGATTGCCGACGCTCGACATCGAGACGCCAGCGGCATCGCCGTTGCGCGCGGCCTTGACGTAGGCCTCATCAATCGCGCTGGTGGTATGGCTGAGAGGGGGCGGGAGTGCGGCCATCAGAACGGCATCTCCCGGCGACGAGAGCCACTGAGAGCATCAAGAATGGCGAGACGCACATCTCTCGTCTCATCCACACCCATCGGCGAGTGCTGATCGTTCTCTGGCCGCGCAGCCATATAGCCCCGGCACCAGCAGAGCAGATCGGCCATCCCCTCGCCAAGGCGCTCCGCTCGGTCGCGGCTCATTGTAATCGTGACGGTGCCTTCGGCCGTCTTGTCAGGCAAAGCTGTATCGTTCATCGGACACGGGCCTCGTGCGATGTAAAATCGGATGGGGTGGAAGGGCGGCCGGATCGAACTTCCAGGGACGGTTCCGGCCGCCCGGCAGAGCTAGAACGGGATGGTGTCGTCCATATCCGGGTGACGCGCTGCGGCCGCAGGACGTGCGTTCCACGGGCGCGAGCCCGTCGCACCGCGGCTGGCCTGGGCAGCGGCTGCCGCAGCAGGAGCCGGGCGCTCCACCGCTCCGCGATTGGCCGGCGGCTGGCCGCCGCGGCCCTTGTAGCGCTTCACGCCGTTGCGGGCGTCGTAGGTCCGATCGCCTACCGTGCGCGGCGGCTCGATCTTGAGCGCGGCCACGAGCGGCTTGAAGTGCAGATCCTCGCTGTCCGTGATGGCGCCGGCACCCACCGCGTCGCAGATCGCCTTGAGCGACTGGTGCGCGATGTTCTGGGCGGTGACGTTGCTGTTGCGGATGTTGAGGTTGTCCCAGATCTTCCGGTTGGCGTAGGGGCCGTCGATCACCTCAAGGGTGAGCTTCAGCATCTCGCCGCCCTTGGAGGTGGGGACCACTTCGCTCTCGACGATCTGCACGTTGTAGTCGCCTTCCGGCATCGGATCGAAGCTGCGATCGTCCTCGGCAACGTCGTTCGGATCGAAGGTTGCGCCTAAGCTGGCCATGGGTGCTTACTCCGCTGCGATCTGGGCTGCGGCGGGCGCCGCGGTGTGGGGGAAGAACGGCGCGAGGACCGCGTAGCCCTTTCCGGGCTCGTAGAGGGTCTTTTCGGGCAGACCGTACCGGTTGCCGGCCGCGTAGGCGGGGCGCGAAGTGGCGTGCATCCAGACCGAACGACCGCCCTGGCCGATGGCGCGGGTCTTGTTGAACCCGCTGTCCTCCGACTTGATCGTCACGTCCGGCTTGAGCAGCAGGACGATATCGACCTCGCGCTTCAGGAAGTCGCGCGCCTTGTCGTGGAGGTCGATGTCGTAGCGCGAGTAGCCGACCGTCTCGGGGTCGTCGAAGCGCTCGATCTTGGAATGCGCGATCATCACGATCGTCATGCCGCGGTCGCGCCGGAGGGCGTTGAGGCCGTCCAGAAGCTCCTGCCAAACGGCGATGGCGTAGACGTAGCCCTTGCCGTAGCCGAAGTCCTCAATGCGCTTCTTCTTGTTACCCTTGTCGTCGCCGCGCTCGCCGGTCTCGGCCCAGATGAGGGCCTGGGCAGCGGTCACGCTGTCGAGCACGACGGTGCGGTAGTCGTGCTCCTTCTCATAGAGCATGCCGACCGCGTCCATCAGCTCGGCGTAGCTCTCGATCTTGCCCATGCTGGCGAGATCCAGAACGCCATCGCCTTCCTCGGTCTGCAGGAACACGGGCCGGTCGAACTCGGACGACAGGGTCGTCTTACCGGCCTTCTCCGGTCCGTAGACCAGGATCGCGGGCGGCTTGGGTGCCCGCTTCTGTGTGAGGTTGTTCCAATTCACGGCCATTCGTTTTCTCCAATGTGGTCGCCAGTTCTGCGGGAACGGTCCGGGGGCACCCGGAGCAGAACAGGGAATGGCGACCTGACCCGCCGTCGCGGGTGCTCTGGGTGCCCCTCGGCGTCAGTGGTCCAGCGCGGGGGAGGCCTCGACAGCCTCCCCGTTGCCGGCACATCCCGACCGCGGCGCGGCCTGGGAAACGGGAAGGCTGTCCGCGAGGCGGTGCCTGATGAAATCCGGAAAAGCCTCACCGCAGGCTTCGGCCGCGCGGTGGAGACGCGCATGCAGATCGCGAGACATCCACATGATGGTGCGGACGGAGCCTTCGAGGTCGGTCATGAGAACACCTCGACATCCCAGCCGCCGCCGGCCTTCTTCGACTGCGCTTTCACAGCCACGAAGCGGAACGGGTAGAGATCGGCGGCGACCTTGATCTTGACGCGCGCGTCGTCGGTCCAGAAGCCCTTGACCTCGTGCGCTTCCATGGCGCCATCGGCGAGCATCACGGCGAAGTCGGGCGTGTAGAACGTGTTGTCCGCGAGCCGGAACTTCAGCCCTTCGAAGCGATGCCACAGCACCTCGCCGGCAGCGCGACGAAGTTCAAGGTGGCCGGCATAGGCCGCCTCGGTCTTGTTCATCGCGCCGGTCTTGAGACGGCCGAGCGCTTGGAAGGCGCGGGTGGAAGCCTGCTGTCTCATCGCGCGGCCTCTGCGATCGCCGAGGCCATCCGGGCGACGAGGTGCAAGGCGTGCTTCACCGACATGGCCAGCACCGGCACGCCGTCGGCCATCACCACGACATCGCCGTCGCGGACGGTCGCGCTGAGGATGGCGGGACGCGGGATC